GAAATGACAACAATGGCTGATGCTGAACCTATTGTGTGTGATTTAGAAATTAACTTTACGCATTTCACTATGATCTAATATTTGTTTACAATTCCTCTCTAATATGTTATAATATATCTATTACATATTAAAAATATATTATGATACTTGACGAATATCAAGCAATGGCTGAGGAAGATTGTAAGATCGATCAGAACAAAATTGATCGCAAAGCCGCTGAAATTCCAGTTATCGCTGCAAAATATCTAAGGTTCCTATCCAAAGAAAAAATCAAACTTAAAGCTCTAGATCAGCAGCGAGTTATGGTGTATCGTGAACGTTATGCATACTATGGTGGCTATGCTGATGAGTGCTATCAATACATGCTTCAAAAATCAGAGATCAAAATCTTTTTAGATGGAGATGAAGATCTATTGGAAATTACTGCACGCGTAGAGATGCAAAAAGCTATTGTCGATTATCTTACTGGAGTCGTAGACATTCTAAATAGAATGGGCTTCTCAATCAAGAACTGGATCGACTATCAAAAATTCACTCAAGGCGGATATTAATGTTACATATAACTAAACATGACGACGTATACATTCGAGTAGAAGTCGAAGATCCTGGGATCTTATTTGAGTTGGATGACTACTTTAAGTTCAGAGTTCCTGGCTATCGCTTTATGCCAGCATTTAAGACCGGTCAATGGGACGGGTACATTCACATGTTCTCTACTAGAAACCGGTCGTTGTATACGGGACTTATACAGCATATAGAGAATTTCGCCAAATATTATAAAATAAAATACACTATTGACCCATCGTTGGACGACGCGTTCTCTCTCGATTACGAGTATGAGCAAGACGACATCATGTTGAGTGTCAAAGGTGAACATATTACACCATACGATTATCAACTAGAAAGTGTTCGATATGCCATCGAGAGTAGGCGGGGTATCATTCTTGCCCCTACGTCAGCTGGAAAATCTTTAATTCAGTACCTTATTGTAAGAGAATGGATGAAGACAGATGAGAAAATTCTAATACTCGTGCCTACAATTTCGTTGGTAAAACAGCTAGGATCTGACTTCGAAGACTATTCTACCGGAGACGATTCATTCACATCTGATATGGTTCATCAGATATCAGGTGGAAAAGACAAAGATGCTGACTGTCAAATTTATATTTCGACGTGGCAGAGTGTATTCAAGTTAAGTAAAGACTACTTCGATCAGTTTGGTGCTATTATGTGTGACGAAGTTCATACAGCAAAAGCTAATTCAATAACTAAAATTCTAGAGAAGATGCCTAACTGTCCTAGACGTATTGGTCTTACAGGCACACTATCAGCTGACGATTCAAAAACTAATAAGCTAGTACTTGAAGGATTGTTTGGTCCTGTATATAAAGCTGTGACTACTAAGAAATTAATGGATGATAAGACTATTGCTCCGTTAGACGTTAAGTCATTGTTATTACAATACTCTGAAGAAGAGACTAAGAATTGTAAGAAATTATCGTATCAACAAGAGATCGATTGGATTGTAACTCATCCTAAACGAAATAATTTTATTGTTAAGCTAGCTCTATTACAGAAAAAGAATACACTTATACTATTCAATTTTGTTGAGAAACATGGAAAGGTATTATATGAAATGATTAAAGAAGCAGAACCTGAACGTCCTGTATATTTTGTATCAGGTGAAGTTAATGCTGATGACAGAGAGGAGATACGAAGACTTACTGAGGGTCATACTGACGCAATCATTGTAGCTTCTACTGGTGTATTTTCAACAGGTGTAAATATCAGGAATCTACACTCTATGATATTTGCTCATCCATCAAAATCAAGAATTAGAGTTCTTCAATCTATCGGTAGAATTCTACGTAAGTCAGAAAATAAAGATAAAGCCGTGATGTTCGATATAGCGGACGATTTAAGACATAAGAAACATAAGAACTATGGATTGAAACATTGGGAGATCAGAATTAAAACTTATAATGAGCAGAAATTCGACTATGAAATCTCTAAGATCCGTTTACAATAACACTATAATATGGTATAATAGATTAATATGGCGAAAACTAAAACAAAACCGAACCCAGCTCATTACATAGATAATAAACTATTTTTTATTCAGATGAAAGATTTTGTAGCAGACTGTGACGCAGCATTTGCTAGAGAGGAGAAACGCCCTGTCATTCCGGATGAAATTGCGGTATCTTTCATGAAGATATCTAGAAAGCTAGCTAACCGCCCCAACTTCATTGGTTATACATGGAAAGAAGAGATGATCTTAGATGGAATCGAAAATTGTATTCGTTACTGTCACAAATTCGATCATAATAAATCGAACAATCCCTTTGCATATTTCTCACAGATTTGTTACTTTGCATTCCTAAGACGTATCGCTCAAGAGAAAAAACAAATCGACACGAAAACTAAACTATACGATACGCAGTTAGACTCTGCTAACTTCTTCCACCTTGACAAACAAGACACTGGAGACATGAAGTTTCATGAAGAACACGATCCATTAGAACACTTTAACGAGAAAAAATATTAATGAAGATTGCTTTAATCACAGACACGCATCAAGGTGTCAGGAATGACTCAGCATTATTTGCTGATCATCAAGAAAGATTTTATAAAGAAATATTCTTCCCATATTTAGTAGAAAATAACATTAGCGAAATTATCCATCTCGGTGATGTGTTTGATAAACGAAAGAACATTAATTTCTACACATTGAAGAGAGCTGAGGAGATGTTTTTCTCTCAATTAGAGAAGTATAATATAACAGCTAATATTATTGTTGGTAATCATGACTCATATTTTAAGACAACCATTGAAGTTAATTCTCCAGATAAATTATTAAGAGACCGATTCAACGTTATTAGTGAACCGACTACTATTCATGATAGTATTGATCTTATTCCGTGGATTTGCTCTGACAATGAAGAGCGAGTATTGAAACATATAAAGAACTCTAATTCTGAATATTGCTTTGGTCATTTTGATTTGGCTGGCTTCTTTATGCATTCTGGCATCAAATCTCAATACACGTCTCGTTCTAGTCATTTCTTAAACAAATATACCAAAGCTTTCTCAGGTCATTTCCATACTCGATCTGATGATGCTCACGTATTCTACGTCGGTTCTCCCTATGAGACTACATGGGCTGACTACAATGATGATAAGGGATTCGCTGTATTTGATACAGAGACTGGCGAGCATGAATATATCAACAACCCTATTAACATTTTTGAGAAAGTAGTATATAATAATGGTATAGAAGATATTGATAGTTATAAAGATAAGATTATCAAGTTGTTTGTTAAGAAGCGAGATGATTATCATGAATTTGATAAAGCTATTTCGTATCTAGACTCTATAGCAGCTGATGTCAATATCATTGAAGAGGTTGATGATACAATGCTGTCTGATGACGATATTGAAGATTTTGAAGCTGTAGATACTCTAACGTATTTACGTGGTTGGGTGGAGAATCTAGAATCAGAATTGCATACTAAGAATGATAAAGATGAATTGAAAGCTCTATTGAGCGACATATATAATGAAGCACTTACATGATTGAATTTAAAAATATTAAATTTCGTAACTTCCTCTCATACGGTAATGAGTGGACTGACATTTCCCTAAACAAAGCCGATACAACTCTTGTTAAGGGTACTAATGGTAATGGTAAATCTACTTTCCTTGATGCTATAACATACGGTCTTTTCGGTAAGGGCTTTAGAAAGACTGGAATGGCAGATCTTATCAACAACGCTAATAAAAAGGGGTTGATGGTAGAGGTTGAGTTTGTCGTTAAGGGAAAACATTACAAGATTGAAAGAGGTATGCGTCCAGCAACATTCAATATTTTTATTGATGGTAAACAGAGACACAACGATGCTAAGATAAAAGATCAACAAGTCTGGCTAGAACAGAATGTATTAAGCATGAGCGAGAAATCGTTCAGACAAATTGTAGTACTCGGTACCGGTAACTATACACCATTTATGAGATTGCCAGTCGGTGATAGACGTAAAGTTATTGAGCAATTGTTAGATATCGAGATATTCGGTATGATGAACGATATTCTTAAGAAGAGAGCTAGTGGGGTTAGATCTGAAGTATCAAATGCTGAGCATGAAATAGCTTTGATTAATACTAAGATTGAATCTACTAAGAGACATATTGAAGCTGTAAAGACTAAAGCTAAGATATCAAAAGATAAAGCTCATACTGAAGTTGCTAATCTACAAAGCAAAATAGCGGAGTTACTCATCGACAACGAAAATCTTATTCTAAATGACGTATCAGATCTAAGAGAAAAGCAGGACAAAATTAGAACTATTCAGACTCAGTCGGAGTCTAAGATGAAACAGTCACAGAAAAGTATTAAATTATTCTCAACTAAAGATCAATGTCCTACCTGTGATCAGGGAATATCTTCAGACTTTAAAGCTGAGATGATCGAACATCACAATAAAATCAAGGATGAATTGGAGATTAATTTAGACAAGATGGATGTCATGTACGATTCAATTTCAAATTCTATAAATGAACATAATGCTATATCATCTAAGCATGATACAAACAATCAAGAGATCTCAAAACTGCAGTCAATTATAGAAAGAATTCAAGCGGCTGTCGAAGATCAAGACACAACTGTTGACGAAAATTTAGAGACAGAATTGAGCACTAATCAAGCTGATGTTTATAAGAAACAAAAAGTATTATATACTCTTATTAACAAATCTAAACTATTCACCACTATTGAAGTTATGTTGAAGGATGGTGGTATCAAATCTAGAATTATTAAGAAGTATTTACCAGTATTAAATACCATCATTAACAAATATCTTAAAGAATTTGAATTCAATATTACCCTGACTCTTGATGAGTTGTTCAATGAGTCAGTAACAAAGAATGGACGTGAGTTGTATGGATATTCTGGATTCTCAGAGGGTGAGAAATTGCGAATCGATATGGCTATTCTATTCTCGTTTAGAGAATTATCTAAGTTGAAGAATTCACTATCAACAAACATTTTAGTACTAGACGAGATTCTAGACAGTTCTCTAGATAGACCTGGTATTGAGAACTTTATGAAGATAATTAGAGAGCAAGAGAGTACTAAGATGTTCGTCATATCTCACAAAGGCGAGATGGAAGATCAATTTAAACGTACAATAAAAGTAACAAAAACAGGGCAATTTAGCCAAATATCAGAAACTATATTATAATTTGTTTACAACTACAACTAAATATGTTATAATATATCTATACAATAACCAATGAGGAATACAGCATGAAACTTAGTAAGAATACCGTAGAAACACTGAAGAACTTCTCTTCAATCAACCCATCAATCCTAGTAAAGAAAGGAAATAAACTTAGAACAATCGCAATCGAAAAGAATGTGTTTGCAAATGCAGAGATTGAAGAGACATTCGATCAAGACTTTGCTATCTACGACCTTAATGGTTTTCTAGGTGCTCTATCATTATTTGAAGATCCTTCTTTAGATTTTGAACAAAAGTTTGTAAAGATCTCTCAGACTGGCAATAGTTGTAAGTACTTCTTTGCTGATCAATCAGTTATTGTAACTCCACCTGAGGATGATATCACTCTACCTGACGTTGATGTTCAATTCAAGTTGCCTCATGCATCTATTGTTAAATTACTAAAAGCTGCATCTATTCTAGGTGTTGAAGATATTATCATTAAAAGTAATGAAGGCAAGGTTGTAATGGAAGCTGCTGATACTAAGAACTCTTCATCTAACTCATTCACTATTGAATTAGGCGATTATCAAGGTGATGACTTCTCTGCTTCAGTTAAGACTTACCATATTAATATTCTACCTGCTGACTATGATATCGAAGTTTCTAAAGCTGGTATCTCTAAATGGTATAGTAAAGATCGTAATGTAACGTATTACATCGCAATGACAATTAATTAATATGAATAAAGAAGACTTTCTCTGGGTCGAGAAATTCAGACCCACTAAAATAAGTGATTGTGTTCTACCTTCTGGTATTAAAGATACATTTCAAGAGTATGTAGATCAGGGTGATTTTCCAAACTTATTATTGTCAGGCTCTGCTGGTACAGGTAAGACTACCGTAGCTAGAGCTCTATGTAATGAATTAGATCTTGATTATTTAGTTATTAATGGTAGTAATGAAGGTAGATCGATTGATGTATTGAGAACTACTATTCAAAATTATGTGACAACAGTGTCTCTATCGGGTAAACCAAAGGTTGTTATTCTTGATGAGGCTGATTATCTCAATGTTAATTCAGTACAACCAGCATTACGTAATTTCATGGAAGAGTTTAGCTCTAATGCTAGATTTATTCTTACAGCTAATTATGCTAATAAGATTATTCCACCCCTTCACTCTAGATGTTCTGTCGTTGAATTCAAAATAAAGAATTCTGATAAGCCTAAGTTGATGGGTCAGATGATGATGCGTCTTGTTAATATTCTCAAGGATGAGAACGTTGAAGTTGAAGACAATGCTATTGTTGCTAAAGTTATTGAAAAACATTTCCCTGACAATCGAAGAATTCTTAATGAATTACAACGTCATTCGAGTGGTGGTACTCTATCGTTGTCTGTATTAGCAAATGTTGAAAGTTCTGATACTGATACATTGTTATCTTATATAAAGGGTAAAGACTTTAAAGAGATGCGTAAGTGGGTTGGTGAAAATTCAGATCAAGAACCAGATAGAATTATTAAAGATATCTATAACAAATCTCTTGATAAGTTGGCACCAGCTTCAGTTCCAGAAATCATTGTGATGATGTCAGAATATTTACATAAGCTTGCATTCGCTACAGATCCTGAGATTCACCTAGTTGCTTTCTTCGCTGAGATGATGGTGACAGCCGAGTGGAAGTAGATGACTAATCCTTTCGTAATCATCGATGCGATTAATACCGGCAAGGGTAATCTTCTAAGACAAGATGATCCACCTGAGTATAATGAATTTCTGACGAATAGAGCTATGTCTCAATTCCCTGATACAATATTTCAATCATATCAAGCAGACCTATTAGAAGATCTAGAACCAGAGATTCTAATGGATTATTACGTAAATTCTGTTCGCCCTAAGAAGAGATTCTCAAAATGGCACAAACCAGTTAAGTCGGATGATATCGACTTTCTCAAAAACCTATATAGTATAAATATAAAAATAGCTGGTGAATATTTGAGCATTTTAACTTCAGATCAATTAATCCAACTAAAAGAACAATATAATACAGGTGGATTGAATGGAAACGGAACAGATCGTAAAGTGGAGTCCGGAAATCATGGTTGAAATTGGCTTAGCTAAGCCGGATGATTTTTTGAAGATAAAAGAAACGTTAACTAGAATTGGTATAGCGTCAAATAAAGATAATGTGCTATATCAAACAGCGCATATACTTCACAAGAAAAGTAAATATTACATAGTACATTTTAAAGAGATGTTCTTGCAAGATGGACGTCAGTCTAATCTTACAGTTGAAGACGTTGAACGACGTAATCGCATCATCAAACTTCTAGAGGAATGGAATCTATTATCTGTAGTATCAGATATTAATAGTCAACCAATAGCTGAATATAATACATTCAAAATCATTCCACACAAAGATAAGAATAAGTGGAACTTAAAACCTAAATACTCATTCGGAGAACAATAATGGCAATAGATAATTTTGATCCTAACGATTTTGACTTTGGTATCTCGTTTGAGGAAGCTCAAGTTACTCAAGCTGATGTTGATGCAGTACAAAACAGCGCAGTACAAGACACAGTAATCGCATCATCAAATAATATTGAACATAAACTTGATAGTATTCTTGCTCAATTAGATTTTGATGAAGTAAGAGATGTTGTAGAACAAGCTGCTCAAACTAAAGTTGAGAATATGGCAAGACTAATTCTTCCTTTATTATACAACTTAAAAAAATCTCCAGAGAAAGATACCATTAGATGGCCTGGTCGTGATACAGTTATTGATGCACAAATTAAAAAGATTAATGCGATAATTGACGGCTAACCGTTTACAAGTTCCACCCGTTATGATATAATAGTATCATAACTTGAATAATATATTACATGATCCAATACACAAATATGCGCCAGTGGGGGCAACACATCTACGAACGCGGCATCGACTGCGGTCATGAATATCAAAAGAGAACTCGATACGAGCCTACTCTATTCACCAACTCTCATCGAGAATCAAAGTTCAAATCTCTTATTAGCAAGGAAAATCTTACCCCGCGTAAGTTTGATTGTATTAGAGATGCTAAAGACTGGATCGATCAAGAAAAAGATGTTGAGGGTAAAACTATCCACGGAATGGATAACTATGCTATTCAATATATGCATGATCGCTTTCCAGAACCTGAAGTTAAATATGACCTAACGAAAGTTAGAGTATTCAATATCGATATCGAGGTAAACTCGTCGAATATTGAGGGTTTTCCCCATCCTAAAGACGCATTATCCCCGATAACAGCAATCACCATCTATGATGGAAAGAGATGGAATACTTGGGGCTTCGACTCATGGGAAGACAGAGGCGAATATAAAGACAATGTTATCTACCACCAATGTGGAGATGAGAAAAATCTTATCGCTAAGTTCCTTCAATTTTGGACAGCTAACCCACCCCATGTAATTACAGGCTGGAATGTAGATCATTTCGATATGCCGTATATTTACAATCGTATCAGCAACGTTATCGGTGAGAAAGTCGCAAGACATCTATCTCCGTTTAAAGTATGTGCTGCTAAAGATAGAATGGTCGGTACTCGTGAGATGAGTGAGGTTATGATCTTAGGCATCGATCAACTAGACTATATTGAACTATATAAGAAATACACATACGCTGCTCAAGAATCATACAGACTAGATCATATTGCGAATATTGAATTAGGTGAGAAGAAACTAGATTATTCTGAGGTGAAGAACCTTATTGAGCTTGAAGAGCAGAACTATGACAAATTCTTACGCTATAACGTAAAAGACGTAGAACTAGTTAAACGCATTGATGATAAATTGAAATTGATAGACTTGCATATGACTGTTGCATATCAAGCTAAATTAAGTTTTAGTGATGTGTATTCTCCAGTAAAGACTTGGGACTCTATTATCTACCATCATCTTTACGATAAAAATATTGTTGTTCCTATTAATAGACATCAACAAAAAGGTGAATTCCCTGGAGCATATGTTAAGACGCCGTTAGTCGGCTTTCATGAATGGATCGTGTCTTTCGACCTTGCATCTCTATACCCATCTCTTATTAGACAGTTCAATATTAGTCCTGAAACTCTTATTGATGAAAAGCTTGAAGTAACTGTTGATGATCTTATAACTAAAACAGTTGATACATCCAGAGCTCATGATTTAAATTGTGCTCTAACAGCTACTGGTAGTATGTATCGTAAAGATGAACAGGGAGTATTCCCACATCTTATGGAATGGTTATACAACCAAAGAAAGACCACGAAGAATCAGATGTTAGATTATCAGAAAGAAATGCAGAAGCATGATACTGATTCTGACGAGTATAAGAAGATATCTATATTAGCTACTCAGTTTAACAACAAACAGATGGCAGCTAAGATTCTTTTAAACTCTGCGTATGGCGCCCTCGGTAATCAATACTTCCGCTTCTTCGATTTGAAATTAGCATCTTCTATTACATTATCTGGTCAACTTAGTATTAGGTGGATTGCAGACAGATTAAATTTGTATTTTAATAATATGTTAAATGATGATAAAGATAGAATTATTGCTATTGATACAGACTCTAATTATGTCGACATGTCAGATATCGTATCAAAATTCATGAAAGATAAGTCTACCACAGAAGTTGTTGACATGCTGGATAATTTCTGTAAAGATCAAGTTGAACCACATATTAATAAGTGTTATGACGAGATGTATGATTATACAAACTCTAAAGAGCAGTTGATGATTATGGATCGTGAGGGTATTTCGGATAAGGGATTCTGGACAGCTAAGAAAAGATATGCATTACGCGTACACGACAATGAGGGTGTACGTTATTCGACACCTAAGATTAAAATCATGGGCCTGGACTTGATTAAGTCATCCACGCCTGAAAAGATCAGAGCTGGATTAAAGAAAACTCTACCGATCATTTTTGATGGTACTAATGCAGAAGTATTAGATTTTATTGACGCTGAGTGGGAGTCATTCCAATCTCTAGAGCCTCAAGACATCGCATTCCCTAGATCAGTAAATGGTATTAAGAAGTGGAGTGAGAGCGTCGATGGTGTTCTACATCCCAAGAAGGGTTGTCCTATTCATGTACGAGGTGCTATTATTTTTAATAGACTTCTCAAGAAGGGAAGTGAAGAACCTATTGGCGATGCTGAAAAGATTAAATTTATCTATTTGAAAGAACCTAATCATGCACATACTCATGTATTAGCTTTTAGAGATGGAATACCTGAGTATTTCGATTTGGAGAGATCCATTGATTAT